CGCCTGGGTGCCCAGAGTGCGGGCGAGCTGGGCCCACATGGTTCCTGCTGCGTAGTTGCGTTTCACCAGCTCCAACATCCCCAAGATGTAGACCTCCAAATCCAACGGCTCGTTTCGGGCCCCCTTCTCATTTCGCCATTCAGATTGCTCAAAACCTCTGCCGTCAATTGTGGTTACAAGTTTCTCGCAAGTTAAACCCTTAAAGTATTCATCATTTGCATTTTGCCCAAAGTGCATAAATCCCGGCCCTGGTTGCTCAATGTTTAACCTTCCGTAGATAGTTCGCTTTAACGTGTGCGTGTTTATCATGTAAAGGGTAACTCCCTTTTTTATCTTGCGACCGCGTAAATTTACGTCTTGCTTTGTGCCATCGCCAAGGGTTTTTGCTTTTTTGTCGCTGCCGCCTTTGACTGCTACCACTCCCTCGTTGACCCTTTGGCGGCAATAGTCATAGACTTCATGCGTAAAGCTTCCCCCAGTGTCAACCGCTGTTTTCTGAACGGTCATGGTGCCGCCGCTTGCATGATTAAATACAGTCTTTCGAATTACGTCGATCTGCTTCCATACTTTATCTTCTGCTGGATTTCCATATACTTTTTCGTGCCATATCAGCCAGCTTTCCTCGCCCACGCCAAAGCCCTTGACCTTGATCTCTAGCCAAGTGTCCTGAACGTCAACCGCAGCCAGCAACAGCAACACGCCATCTGGACAGAACCCGCTCGGATACGGGTTTGCCGCGGCACGTTGCATCAGGCCATCGGGGCTCACCTTTGCCGTTGCAGGATCCTCCCAGGCCTCGGCTGCCCGCTTGTTCACCCAGCCCTTCAGGAGCATGGTGTCATTTTTGGCACGCAAAAATTCATCTCGGATCTTCTCCCAGCTCAACCACCCATAGGGGGCATACCAGCCAGGCAGATGGAACCCTGCCGTTTCGCCATCGCCCTTGGCAGTAGCTCCCCACACCCCCCCGGCCAGCATCGCCACCTTGTGGTGCTGCGCCAGGCGCTCACCGCACGCTGGGCACTTGCACCTAACCTCCCCATCCTTTTTGTCCCAAACCATGTGCTCCCAGCGGATCACCTCGTTGGCCCCGCAGCAGGGCATGAACGCGGCAAAGCGTCGGCGGTCGCTGCGATTTTCAAACTCCCAGGTGATCCGGCACGCGCCGCGGGTGCCGGGGGTGCTGGTGATCAGGGTCTTCCTATCGGGAAAATTGGTCTGCCGCGCCTCGGCGTTCTCGATCGGGTCGCCCTTGTCGTCAATCTCCAGGGGCAAGCTTGACGCCTCATCAACCCATAAGTTCTGGGCCGGCATCCCCTGGGCAGCGCTGCCGCTGTTGCCGCCAATGATCGACAGCAGCATGTCGCCTTGAAACTCCTTCAGGAACATGGCGTTGGCCGCGTCCCTGCTCTTGGTGCTGATCTGCTTTGCGGCAACCGCCGGGGTGTCCTTGAACAACGGGTCAAGCCGTTGCCTTACCTGCCGCTTTGCAAAGCTCTCGGTTGGGAACAGGATCAGAAACGGCGCCGGATCCATGGCAATGGTTCGACCTAGCCAGTTCAAGCCGCATTCAGTTTTGGCCCCTGACTGGCTGCCAAAGATCAAGATCACGCGCCTGATCTTCTTCTCCCGTGGGCTCAACAGGTCCATGGGCTCCCGCAGAAACGGAACGCGATCGGTTCGCCACTGCCCAGGCTCTGAGCTGCTGCGTCTGGTCAGCTGCCGCTCGGCGTCGGCCCACTCGCTGACACTGAGATGCAGCGGCGGTTGAATGGCCTCAATAAAGGCATCCTCGTAAATCTGGCCGCCGTCAGGCATGTTGCTTGAGCCCCTTGAGGGCGTTCTCAATCTCCTCTTCAAGCAAGGCCCGCACATCCTCGGGTTCGCTCATCGCGGCCAACCGCGCAGCGTTGCGGGTTGGGATGATCAGCAGCAGGTCCCGCACCTGGCGAGCGATCTTGGCGGCCCTGGTGCGAACATCCACTTCGGTAACCACCTCGTTTCGATCTCTCAAAGCTCCGACACGCGCCCGCTCTGCGTCGTAGTGCAGCTTGCGTTTCATGCTGACATCGGCCGCCTGAATCTCATCTTCTGGTAAGCCCAGGATCAGGCTTTTTAGTTCGTTGTCACTGGGTAATTGATCAGGCCCAGTTGGAGTCGCAACAGAGGTGCCAGGTTCGGGGGAACTTTTTTTGTGGCTATTGCGAACCTTGACGGCATCCCAAAGGCGATCGGCTATCTCAGAATCAATCAGAAACGAACCGTCTTCCTGGGGGATCACCGCCGGCTTGATTCTGATTTGCCTGGCCTCCTTCACCGTTGGAGCACTACAGCCTCTGTGCCTGGCGTACTGCGCCTGCGTCATCAATGGCATGTTTTCAGGGCAACCCTTAGCCTTAGCCTTATCCTAACGGCTAGCCTAAGCCTTGCAGACGCTTGAGGCGGGGTAGGGGTTGGTGTGCCTTGCTGAATGATCGAGTAAGGCTAATTTTTGGCCACTCGCTAGAAAAAGATCGCGCGCGAGATGACCCACGACCAAGGCCCCTGTCGAAGGACCCAAGCCATGGGGGGCGGGCTCACCGCGCCGTTTTCAGCGCTTCGGTCACATATCGCTGCAGTGCGGGCCCCCATGTCCTGCTCACGCTTTCCTGGGTGATCTGACGGATCGGCCAGCGCTTGGGGATGTTGGGCAGTTGGTTGAAAAGAATCAGCGACTCGACCCGATACCTGCGCATCTTGCCTGAGCCAATGCGACGGTAGACGCCAGGCCGAAGCTTGCCGCGCCGTTGGTTGACCATAAAAGTGTCAGGCCCACCCCTGAGAGCCTTGACCGCCGCGGCCTTGCTCATGTTGCCCGAGGCATTGAGCCGTGCCCCACGCCCTGGTCGCCATGCTGGGGCAGCCGTGAGGCGCCGCTCAGATGGCCTTTGGGGCCTAACGCCACCCTGGATGGATGGCAGCAGGTAACGCTCCTGGATCTGTTGGGGGGCCAGTTCGGCGGTAAGGTCGCGCTTGTTGCTGAACCTGGAGACCCTGTAGGCCCGTTGGGTGAACTGGGTGGGCCTGTCGAAGTATTTATTGGTCGATTCGTTGAGATCCTTGACCCCGCCTTTGGCGACCTCATTAAGTGCCCTAGATGCTGCGAAAGGCATCTGGTTCTGAATTCCCGCCAGCCATGCCTGAGCCCTGCTTAGGCCGCTGCTGTCAATGTCCAGTCGGATGTTGGGCACCTATCCCCCCCGTCTCTACATTCTGCACAATGATCTCGCATCCCTCTAGCTCCCCTTCCATGCAATACGACTTGATTGCAACAACCCGGCACACTTGAGAATCGTCTTTGAATAAAACCCCGGTGAGTGCGTCAAGGGTTGACCGTTCAATTTTGTCAATATCTGGTTTGGTGATGACGTGCCTGGGAGCGGTTGCCTTGAGCAGGCCTTTGGCATTGAAGTGGCTCTTGGGTCTTGCGAACCGAAAGGCCAACTCAAGGAACACCGGGCCAAGTGCCATGGGGGCGGCGGCTTTCAATGCCTCTTGTCTGACGGCCTCGCGCCATGGCTTGAGGTTGGTGGACTGCTCCACCATGATGCCGCGGCCAACATGCTTCTTAGACCCCTGAGGAGCGGGCCTAATGCCCTCGATGTTGAAATGGATCAAATCTGCCATGCCCCAACCCTACCTCAAATTCGGGTTTGGTGGTTCAACCACGCGCCGGTAGTGCAAACCATTGGCAGCCCAGCCATTCTTAATTGAAGCTGAAATACCAGACTTGTTGACAAATGCAGCAAGAGATGCTTCTTTGATTGATTTATAGCGTTGGCCAGTTTCAATACATTCGACCTCAACAGTATGCTTCAATCGCGGCAGGTTCATGGCTACAATTTTGGAAGCGTGTATTTCCGAGTCAAATAGCTGAGTAAGCTCTGAAAAGCCAATACCCCCAAACTGGTTGGGATGCTTTCTGGCAAATTCCCGTAACGCTTTGCGAGATATACACCAATGATTATTTTTTGACTTATAGCGATAAACTGCTTTTAACTTTCCTGACAAAATCCAGTTAAGTATTTTTTTATTGTTATATCCCGTAAGAACTGTAATGGCAGATGTTGTAATAAATTCCCCTTGAGGCTTGATTGACAGACCCATGGCCTCTGCTTGCCGGGCCAAAGCCTTGGGAGTTCGTGGGGGCCGGGCTTGGTTGAACTGATCAACAACCATGTGCCACGGGATCTCCCCAGCAAGGTCCGCCAGAAGTTCGAGGTCTTCCGGCGTCCATCGCCTCCATTCACGTTTAGGTGCTGACTGGGTCATGGCTTGTGGCTTCGTGGTGGTTTTGGCAATTGTGAGTTTTGGTGTTTGGCGACTTGATGGTCTGCAATGCTCCCCCCCCCCCCCCAATAAAAAGCACAGGGATCGGGATAAAATCCGGCGAATCGCAGTCATAGCAATGGTTTAGAGGTTCAAAACATCGGGAATTTTGCGGGATTTTCTTTGGGGATCGGGATTTTCCGAAATCCTGCCCCTTGAGAAA